ATAGGCAACATGGGTAGTGAAAACAGATTTGATTATACGGCTATTGGTGATGCAGTTAATACAGCAGCTAGGCTAGAAAGTGCAACAAAAGAAAGAGGTGTTGATCTTCTTATTGGTGAGCAAACAGAAGCCTACTGCGGATACCATTTGCAACCCTTAGAGCCTATAATGGTCAAAGGAAAAGCAGAAGCACTAAAAATATTTACATGGAAATAAAAAAATTTATTGACTGGATTATTAGCCTATTTGTGCAACGCTACCAAATAAGAGTATCTTTTAACAAGGAATATGGAGATGCAGACGATAAGGTTTACATCAGCAAAAAGATTTTAGTGCAAAAAGAAAATCACCTTAAATTTCGCAATTTAGACAATAAAGTTATAGAGTATAGAAGTGCAGGCGGACTTAATTACATCATTGAGGATATGTAATGCAACAGATTCTAATTGGAATTATTATCATGCTAGGTTTAGCAACTTATTATTTTCATAGTCAAAATCAAATACTGAGTGCAAATAACGCAGCTTTAGAGGGTGCAGTTGCCACACAAGAAGAAGCTATTGCAACAATGCAAGCAGACTTTGAAATGCAGACAAAACAGTTACAAGAGCTTACTGTCAAGAGTCAAGCTGCACAAAAAGAATTAAATAGGTATACACAGTTTATACAAAACTATCAGTTAGCATCTGAGATACTAGCAGACCCAGTAAAAATGGAGAGGAAAATAAATAATGGTACAAAGCATATCATGGAAAACATTGAGCAAATCAGCAGTGATGTTGATGGTCTTGATAATGGCTTGCAGTTGCAGTCTACTTCCGACTAGAGAAATACAAGTAACAGCAAAACCTATGGAACGCAAGATAGTGCAACCTATCATGCCTAGAGAAATTGATTTAAAAGAATTGCAGTGGATGACTGTTACACCTGACAACTGGGAAGATCAATTGGCAAGAATAGAACAACAAGAGGGTGAGTTAGTGTTCCTAGCTATGACCATTCCTGACTATGAAGTCATGGCATACAACATGCAGGAGATCAAAAGATACATCACAGAACTAAAAGATGTTGTGGTTTACTACCGCAAAGTAACTACCGAAAAACTTCCAAATGATAACTAAATCTGATAGCCTTTAATTTTCATATAGGAGAATAATATGGGAATGATAGGAGAATGGATAGGAATTATCACAGGTGTAGTATGTTTAGCATCTATTATCTGTGCATTAACTCCGACTCCGAAAGATGATGCAATGATCGGAAAGTTCTATCGCTGCATTGAACTTTTGGCTCTAAATATAGGGCGTGCAAAAGAGAAGTAGATACTAGAGGGGGTGCAGAAGCACCTTTTTAATTTATGGCAAATAAAATAACACCATTCGTATATAACGCTATTCTTGAAAGGGTCGTAGATGGAGACACTATTGATGTTACTCTTGACTTGGGATTCAGTGTCTTTCTTCACAAGCAACGCTGCAGGTTGGCAGGTATAGACACTCCTGAGTCAAGAACTCGTAACCTTGCTGAAAAAGCATTAGGTAAAAAAGCATCAGCAAGACTAAAAGAAGTATGCGTAGGCTCATTCAAAATACAATCACTAGGCAAAGGTAAATATGGCAGAATACTTGCAATCCCTTATACAGAAGATGGTCAAGATATTTGTCAAATGCTTGTCCAAGAAGGACACGCAGTTGAATACTGGGGTGGAACTAAAACAGCAAAAGTCAGAGATGACGGAACTTGGGGAGAATAATATGCACATATCAGACGAAGGCGTAATGTTGGTTAAAAAGTTTGAGGGATGTAAGTTAGAAGCATATCAATGTGCTGCAGGTGTTTGGACAATAGGCTATGGCTCAACACATGGTGTACAGAAAGGTGATGTTTGGGCGCAAGAAAAAGCTGAGATGATGCTAATTGACGAACTAGAAGAATACGGCAACCATGTAGAAGAAATGGTCAGCATACCTCTGAACCAATGTCAGTTTGATGCCTTGACCTCATGGTGCTTTAATCTTGGACCAAGCAACCTGCGAAGTAGCACATTGTTACAGGTCTTAAATCAAGGCGATTACGAGGGTGTTCCATATCAGATTAAAAGATGGAATAAAGTAAGCGGACAAGTGAATGATGGTCTGATTCGTAGACGAGAAGCAGAAGCATTGTTATTTGAGGGTAAACAATGGGAAAATGTCTAAATGGCTCTCAGCAAGACACAGAACAAAAGACTTGGGGTGATACTAAGTGTTATGTTCAAAGAAGAAACGCCACAGGAGATGCTAGAGGATGTCATACGGCATGGTTTCGTAGAGAAACTTGATAATACTTTTCAACTCACAGATAAAGGCATTGATGAGAAAAACCGACTCTGCACTCTGTCAGGACTTAATATCAAATACACTAGCGAAAAGTAGACTAAACCCAGTCAGCACCTTCGTACCATCCAACAAGGCTGAAGCGCTCGCCCTTAGTTACCTTAGTAACTCTGTGATACAGAAAAGACGGAAAGACTAAGATAGTACCTTTCTCTCTTAGCTTCTTTTTATCTAAGCTACCCAAGTCTTTATTGAATTCAAAGTCTCCGCCCACATAATCTATGCTATCTGATAGCTGTACCGTGATACTGAGCTTACGCTGTGAGCAATGATCAAAGATATTAGAGTCCATGTGGTAGTCATAGAAATCGCCCTTGCCGTACTTTGCTATTTGGAAATCCTGAAAGCCATTCAATTGAACACCGAAGCATTCACGATTTGCCATTGTGATGTACTGGTGCATTATTCTATCTAGGTAAACACCGTTCTGCGAATCATAGGGACACGGCAGTATGTTTGACGATCTTGTAAGTTTGTCTATGTTGGAGACATTGCCTACCTCTGCTTCTTTAGTGTTACCCTCAAAATAAAGAGCCTTGATTGCTTCGCAATGTTCCTCGCTTAGTTCTGCTTGCCAAGAATAGCAATAGGTGTTCATTAGGTTCGCTGTCTAAATAGATATATTAGGTTTCTTATTGTTTGTCTAGGCAAATGTTCTAAATGTTTAGGTATTACTATTCCCTGTACTGTCATTTTACAACTCCTAATAAATGTTTCATTCTATTAATTTGTTCAGCATCAAACTCTTTTTTTAATTTTTCAGAAAAATCTTTTTTTTGTTGCTTCCACTTTTCCTCACTTGAAATTCTGTAAATAGTTGATGATGCCATATTGTGTTTATCTATAAGATAATCAAGTGTAGGCATTACCCTTTCGCCGTTTGTTATGTATCCATGCACATACTCGTTGCGTATTTTTTCTTTTTTAGACTCAGCTATCATAAAAGCCACCCTATAAATGTTGACCAAAACCAAATTGTAAATGTCAAAATTGCTAACCAACCTACTACTAAAAAAAACTTATCCTTAGTAGCTTGATTAATAATCATTATCCTTGCCCCACTTACAGTTAATAACATCTTCTAATTCTCCTGTATCAAAATTTCTTGTGAAGAAATCTACAATAATCCAAAACATAAGCCATAGTGAAAATGGCAAAATAAACCAAAATAAATAATTCATATAATCCCCCTAATTTACTTTGTTCCCCTCTTTATCAATAAGCGTGTACTTAGCCAATAAATCTTTTAACATAAAACCTGCGAACTCTGCATAAATATCACCATCTCTCTCAGGCTTATCTAGTTCTTTTATAATTCTATCAATAGAATACTGTTCATCAGATTTAACAGTGTTGTTTTTCATATACTGTTTCAATGCTCTTTTTATTATTACTGTGTCTGCTCTAAATAAATTCTTATACATAATTACTCCTATAATTTACCCTTAACCCATAAAACCATTGCTAAAAATATACCACAAGCACCGTAAAGTGCTAATAATCCTACTATCACATTTATGAATGATTCCATTAGTGCAACACCCTATCTCTACAACCGTTCTTCATAAAGTCATGCAACTCTGCATAATCCTCTGCGCTTATAAGTTCTCTGACTTCGTGCATAGGCATACTCATAAGATCAGCGTGATACTTAATTGATAACTTAGCCACCCTGCGTTCTAAAGGTGTCATATCTTTAAACTCATCATTACCGCTCATTTTTATATGCCTAACCTTGACTTGTGATAGTCATCACGCATCTCAGTATTTTTAATGTTTAAATATTCAACAAGCACTGACTCAGGCGTTTGACCTAAGTGCTTATTGGCAATCCTTGATTTACTTATGTCAGTTAAGACATTGTTATACGACTTCACCAGTTCCCACATATCAATCTCATGAATGTAAGAGTCTAGTTCCCTTAGTTGATCTTTAGTTATCATCTTATACCTCTCTAGGTTTGTAAGAAGCTGTCTGACCAGTAGACCATATTTGATCTACTCGTCTTTGAGCATCTAATTCGTTGTTAAAAGTTGCGATTCTTTTGTGTTCTCCATACCTGCCGATATGGAAGAAGAATTGGTAAACATCATAGACTGTGTTCATTTTATATCCTCGTTGTAAATAAACCCATTGATGTCAAAGTTATTAATTTTGACTGTGCTACCATGAGTTTTGTAACATTTGCTACCTCTACCATTTCCTAAAGGAACTAAGAACCAGTGATCTTTGCCATCACAAATTACATCTCCACTTGATGTACTTCTTTTGTCATCCCAATCACACCAACTTTCATCAATGTTTTGTGTAGCCCTAAAAGCATCATGTATGTTATCTGTGTCAACTACTGCAACAGCAGTGTAAGGATTTTCGTTATTTCCGCATTCTGTAGCGTGGTATATTGTCATCATTTTAGTGTCCTGCTCTAAGAGCTTTTCATTTAATATAAGAGAATTTTAAACCCATTACGGAATATATGCAACAACTTTATACATTTATTTTAGAAGGGTAACTCGTTGTCCTCTTGGCTATCATCTTTCCAAATCTTTTCTTCCCATAATCTTTTAGCCCAAACCTGACCAAAGTTCTCAGGCAATCCATAGTTAGCAAAGAACTTATACTCATCACCAAACTTCGTGTGAAGCTGTGCATGATGATGTAAGCATAAAGGTATAGCATTCCTATCATTAGCCTTTAAGCTCATGCCACGCACTCCGTCATAAGGTTTAAGTAAATGATGCGCTTGCACTTCTCTTGAGTGCGAATAGAATCCTGCTTTGCATAACAAGCAAGGCAGTGTCCTAATCCATTTAAGGTGCGACTCATTTTTATATCTTTTGCTCATATATAAGCATCATTTTTGCTTCTATTTTTTATACAAAAACCCATAAAATTATAGCTTTGCCAAACTTTAGTAGAAACACCAATATGATTTAATTCAGAGCTAAGCTCTCTTTCGTTTTTGCAAAACATTGATACAGCCAGTTGATCATCTTTGTCTAAAATTTCTGTATCTGTAAATCCCTTTCTTTTTTCTTGTATATGCAATCTATGTATTAAAGTTTGTAATCTTGAGTCTGTCAAAAAAACCTTTTCCGAAATGAGTAATGTTGTACCTTTGTTTGTAACATAATGTTTTAATTTTTTTAAAACTCGCTCTCTTTTTTTTTGACCCAAGAATTGCAACATAAACATACAAACTATTACTGAAATATTATCATCCATATGTTTATCTAAACCTTCCTCTATGTCTAATTCTTCAAATATAAAATTATTAGTTCTTTGATCTTTAAACTTAACAGTATCTATACCATACAAGCTGATATCATTAGCATCCGAAAATTTTGATAAAAACCTTCCTGTGGAACAACCTAAGTCAATAATACCGCTTTCAGGTTGTGCAAATTCTTTGCTTATAGCAAAAAATATATTATCTAGTGTGCGAAAATTAGGTATAGATAGTTCAATGTGTTTTTCAAAATTATCAATCGTTTTAAAATTAAATTTATTCATACTTTTCATGTACCTCTTGTATTCTTACTCCTAGCCATTCCATAACATTAATTGACATTGACCTACCGACAGCTTCATATCTTTTTGATGTTGGACAATCTTCTTTTGATTTACCTTTATATGGTATTTGCGTGTAGTTATCAGGGAATCCTTGCAACCGTTCTGCTTC